AGGCCTGTTCGACCTGCCCGACATCGGCGAGCTTGGCGCGTGCCTGCGGATCCGAGAGCGCAGCTCGAAGCGCGGCCTCCTGCTCGCGCAGGCGCAGAAGATCACGATAACCCGGCGTGAGGTCACGCGCGGTGTCGCCGGCGCGGACCGAAAGTTCGTTCGCCCGCGCGTCCGCGGCGATCTCGCTGGCACGACGCTGCTGTTCGTCGAGTTGCTTTTCGAGTTCCGCGATGCGCCGCTCGACCTGCGGCAGCATGAGCGGCACGAAGCCCGCGCTGTTCGCGTTCTCCTGAAGCCTGGCACGCTGCCAGCGCAGGAGATCGAGTTCTTCGTCGGGCGTGCGACCATCGACCGCCCGATCGACTGCGCGCCCGATGGCGTCCCAGGCGTTCGAAGCCTGAAGCGCGACATAGTTCCACGCACGGCCGAAGGCATTGGTCGCCTGTTCGGCATTGGCAAGCGCCGGCACAAGGGCGTTCAGGAGAACGCGCTGCGCTTCCGTCCGGTTGTTCTGCTCGACCAGCGTGCGGATATGGGTCCGCGTGCGATCATCCAGAAAGGCGAGACGCTGGTTGAGTTCGTCGGCGCCACGGATCGGATCGGCGAGCGCCCCCGCCAATTGCTCGGCGCCCTGGCGCGTCTGGACGCCGAGGGTAACCGCAAAATTCCGGGCGATACCGATCGCGCGCCCCATTTCCTCCGCGCCGATCTTGCCGGTGCGGAGGAACGCGACCTCCATCTCGCGCGCCGACGAGACGGACACCCGGCCGGCTTCCGAGGAAGTCCGGGCGATCCGTTCGAGTTCGGCGGTAGTTGCACCCGAAGCCCGGCCAACGCTCGTGAGGGCCGTGGCGGCAGCACGGGTCGAGGCGTCATTGGCGATCCAGGCGGCGGTGAGCCCGACCACGGTCCCCGCGACAGCGGCGATCATGCCGCCGACCACGCCGATCGCGGAGCCGAGCGTCACGAGTGTCCCCCGCAAGCCGCCAAAGGCCTGCGTCACCTGACCACCCTGCTGGAGCAGGATGGTCATGGGCGAGATGCCGGAGCCGAGCGAGGCGACGACGTCGTTGAACGTATATTGCAGCGTCAGGAGCTGCTGCCGCGACAGCGCGCTCGCGCCACCGACACCTTTGAGTGCCTTTTCCGTCGCCTCGAAGCGTTGGCGGGCGAGCGTCTGCGCCGTCGCGTGCTCGACACTGGTGATGGCGCCACGCTTGGCCAGCGCCGCATATTCGGCGAGTTCACGGTTGAGCCGGTCCTGCGCTGCGCCGAGCGGATCGAGTTCCGCCCTGAGCGCAGTTGCCCGGCGGGCGAAGCTTTCGGCCTCACGCGCCGCTTCCTCGAAGACGGCGGCCGAATCCCGCGCCGACTTCGAGGCGGCCTGATCGACGCCGAGCACCGCATTGAAACGCTGCTGTGAAGCGTCGGCCGCAGCGGCAAGCTTCGCGGTTTCCGCGAGGCGCTTCAGTCGTGCTGCCTGCCGATCCGTGGCCGCACCGGCTTGGTCGATCGCCCGCTCGACCTGGCCGAAAGCCGTCTGCCCGGAACCGGCGACTTCCTCGAAGCCACGTTTGACTTCCGCCTTGCCTTCGAGCCCGAGGCGGATCGAGACATTGGTAGCGGACATGGGACTTGATCGGCCTTCCGGACTCAGGCGCCGTCCGTCCCGCGCCGATAGGCGGCAACGACGATCGGCTCGATTTCGGGCAAGATGTCGGCAAGGAGCGTGGAGCCCGCGCCCATGGCCTGCGCGAGCGCCAGGATCGCGCCGAAGTCGAGCGCATAGGCCGCGCCCATCACCGCGCGGACCTGTCCGGCCGAGCGCCGGACGACCTCCCAGGCGAGAAGCCCGTCGCCCGTCTGCGGAGCATTGACGTCATACGGGCAATCGGGGCACCGGCTCGGGCACGCCGAGCAATAGCTTTCGCCCCCGTCGAAGTGCCATGTGGCGAGGGCGATCAGGCGTTTTTTTCGTCGAACCCGGTAAGCGCCGGCCCGACATAGAGCCGGTCGAAGGCATCGAAAGCCGGCCAATGGTCCATGAGCTGGTCGATGCGCTCCGGCGTCGGTTTCACCGGCGCGCCGTCCTTGTCGCCGACACCACCCCAGTCGGTGATGGCATGCCGCGCGAGCGCGCGGGTGAAGGCCTCGCCCGCCGCGATGGTTGCGTCGGCATCGCCGTCCGCATTGCGCAGCACATCGGCGGCGGCGGCACGCGCCAGCAGCATCGCTGCGACGGTGATCGGACGCGCGGTGACGCGAACGCCCGGCAGGAGGTCGAGATCGGCAGGCGTGTCCGAAATGGTATCGAGCTTGAGCATGGGTCTTCCCTCAGTAGGAGGCGACATCGTTGGTAAGGACGCAGGTCGCGGTCTTGTCGAGAACCGGGTCTTTGGCGGACTGGAAGGCGAACGGGATCTGGATGCCGCCGGGGCCTTGGATCTGTCGGTCGCCACGCGGCAGGAACACGCGATGCAGCGTCCAGATGAGCGCGGCGCTCGGTCCCGCCGACCAACCGAAGGCAAGTTCGCAAGGGGTCCGGTTGGTCGCCTGATCGACGAGCGTGGTGTCGGAGAAACGGGTGGTGATCGTGCCCGTCGCAGCGATGATGCCGGGGTCGGCATCGGCGATGCGCCCGTCCGAGCGGATGACCTCGACCCGTTCGAGATTGTTGGAATAGGCAAGCTCGGCCGAGACGATGTTGCCGAGCGCAACGCCATTTCGCTTCACCTCGCCCTGGAATTGCGAGAAGCGGTCGAGCGCCAGACTCGTGGGTGTTCCGGCCTGCGTGCTCGTCGCGATGCTCTCGCCCTGTGCAATGACGTTGATCGTCGCCGAGAGAAGGCCGGAGCGTTGTGCCTGGACCTGGAAGCGATTGACCCGTGCGCCATAGGTCATGCCGAAGAAAGGCACGTCGGGAAGCTGCATCTCGATCGCCAGCGACGGCAGGGATTGCGCCCCCGAGATGAAGGTGTGGCTGTTGGCGCCGCCGGCGAGAGTCGCCCCCGATGGCGTGCCGTTCGACGTCGCCTGCGCAGCGAGCGTATAGGCATTGCCGGCGACCCCGATCGTGTCATGGGTGATGGTGAGCGTCGTGCTTCCTGTCTGGGCGTAGGTCGCCGCGGCGATCTGCGAGACAGCCGAGGCGTTGAGAGCGGTCACGAGATTGGTCAGGGTCGCCCCGAGATTGGCGCCGATCTGGCTTTCGTTGCCGCTCGGTGAGGTGCTGACGAAGGTCCAGGCGATGCCGTTCAGCGTGATCGTCGAATTGTTGGCGGGCTGGCCCGCGAACACGATCGAACCGCTGGCCGCGACCATCGCCGCGCTGGTCGGCGGCCCCATGAGCCCGCGCAGCCAGAAGCCGATATTGCGCTGGTCGACGGGGACGACGACGTCGCCGTCATTGTTGACGACATCATAGGCCGGCTGCTGCGGCTCTCGCCCGAACCCGAGCAGATCACTCTCGATCAGGCTCTGCTCTTCGCCGAGATTGGCCGAGACGAAGGGAAGCTTGCGATAGCCCGAGGCCGGGGGGACTCCGTAGGTCGATTCGAACACGGCCGCGAGGCCGGCGTTCGCGCCGCGTGCGCGCGCCATGTCGGTGCTCCTTTGTGGGAATGATCAGAAAAGGTGGTTCGGCTTCAGCCCAGCGGGTCGGGCGTCGCGTAGACGGCGAGGATCGCGAACTCGGCAACACGCCCCGGCAGCGCGCCGAGCGTCTCGACATCGTCGGTCACCGGCGCCTCTGGCTCGATCCAGTCGCAGAGGCCCCCGAGCGTGCGGTCACCCGCAAGAACCGCTCCGATCGCGCGGAGCATCTGGTCGATCACCGCCTCACGGGTCAGCGTGGCGCTCTCATAGGCCGCGATCTCCACGGACACGCGATGGCTGTAGAGATAGATGAGTGGCGACAGCATCACCTCCGGCTCGCCGGGGTCGCCATCGCGGACGACGACGAGGCCGCCGGGGCCGATCCGCTCCGCCTTGGCGAGATTGCGCTTTACGTCGGCGCCGGGCAGCGCCGCGACGATCCGGGCGGTGACGGCGTTGAGAACGGCTTCTCGCTTCGATGTCATGGTCTCATTTCCGGTCGTGCCGGCGACGGTCTTGAAAAGACCTGTTAAGAGGGCTATTTAGAGGGCGACAAAAGGAGCTTCACCATGGCCCATGCCGTTCATGCGACCACGGTCGCCAGCATCTCGGACCTGAAGAAGAACCCCATGGGCACCGTTGCTGCCGGCGAAGGGTTCCCCGTTGCGATCCTCAACCGCAACGAACCGGCGTTCTATTGCATCCCGGCCAAGGCCTATGAGGATCTGCTGGAGCGTCTCGAAGACCTCGAGCTGAACGCCATTGCGGACGCGCGCGAAGGACAGGCGATCCACAAGGTTTCGCTCGATGACCTATGAGTTGGCCTTCCTCGACGAAGCGTTGAAGGAATGGCGCAAGCTCGACAGCACCACACGAGACCAGTTCAAGGCCAAGCTCGCCGAGCGGCTGGAAAACCCGAAGGTTCCCTCCGCGCGTTTGCACGGCGCGAAGGAGCGTTACAAGATCAAGCTGCGCAGTGCCGGTTTCCGTCTGGTCTATGAGGTTCGCGATCAGGAACTGGTCGTTCTCGTCGTGGCGATCGGCAAACGCGAGCGCAACGAAGTCTACAAGACCGCCGCACGGCGACAGACGGATTGATCCGGCATCATCCCCGCCAATGCCGGGCGATGAGAGATGGCACCCGGCCAGCCCACGCCCGAGCAGCGGCATCGATGTCGAGGCGCTTGCGCAGGGAGACCTGCGGGACGAGCAGGAAGATCACGGCCGTCGCCTGACCGGTCTTTCGCCGGTTCGGCGCGGCACGACCCTTGGTGTTGATGCGGGCATTGTCCGCGACCAGCAGCGATGGCTGGCCGCGACGATAGACGAAGCGCAATCGCATGCCGGTTCGGCGCTCCCAGCCTCCCGGCGTGATGCGCACCGACCGGCCATTCGCTCCGACGCCGGTCGAACCGGCCGCAGCCGTCGGGATCGCCAGCCAGAAACCGTTCTTCGAGCGGATCACCACCCCGCGATCGAAGGCGTCGATCAACTTGGGCGCCTTCGACCAGACGAAGGCGGCGGCCTCCATGCTCGATCCGGTTTCGGGATAGGTTTTCCCGCGCCACGTCCGCGACAGCCGCTCGCCGAGCCCGGAGGACACGACATCCTGACGCAGCGCTTCCTTCAGCCCGGTTGTCGCATCGCGCATCCCGGAGGTAACGGCGCTTTCTATGGCCTGTTCGGTGCCTGCGAGTGCCTTGCCGAGATCGGGCATCTGGATCGTCAGGCGCATCTCACAGCCCAACCAGTTCACAGGCCCAGACCATGCCGAGCCGGTCGATCATCGGCGTTCCGGTCACCTTGAAGGTCGAAGCCCCGATGACGACGAGATCGCCCTCGGCCGGCGTCGATATGTCGGATCTCCGAACATCCATGACGACCGTCGGCAGCACGACGCGGGTGTCGCCGAA